AAATTTGAAAATGCCATGGCGGCATATGATGCCCATGGTGAAGAGGGTTTAGCAAAAGCATTAGGTATGAGCCTTGACGAGTTTGACCAAGAACTTAACGAATATGGAATGGAGCATGGATTACATGCTGACGATGACAGAGATACTATCATTCAGGGTATGGTTGAGCAGATGATCGATGATGAACATCAAATGGCAGATATGCGTAGACTGTCTGGACTTGAAGAAGCAGGCAAGCCAACTACTAATAGTAAACACAGTAGCGAAAGAGACTTAAAGCAATACGATCCGACACACGGACATTCTAAACCGGAAGGTGGCAATCCTGATGTATGCAAAGAATGTCACGGAGCAGGATGTACTCAATGTGATGACGGACAAGTAATTACTCCTAAACGCAAAGACCCTAAAGTTGACGAAGCAGAAAACTCACCAGACGGTAACGTTGGTGCAGATGATGACGGAGCCAACGACAAATACAACCAAGATGCAGAGACAGTGGCTGATCGTAAAAGCATACAAGAAGATGAAGATTTACTTGATATTATTAGAAGTATTAAACTTTAGAGGAAAATAAAATGAAAAAATATATATTATTAATTGTCGCATTTTTTGCGATTGGATTTGTAGGTTATGCTAATTATCTAACTTACACAGCCTATGAATCACCAACATTTAAACCTACGTTTGCTATTGATTACACAGATTGCGGAGAAATAAGTTTTCCATCCTCAGAAGGGTCAGTACAATTTGGAGATGCATCTACATCATGTGGTGGCAGAGTTGTCTCTAATGAAGGCTATATTAACATTTCACAGATTCGTTTTACAGCAGACTTGAGCAATGTATCTGGTAACTTTGTTACTAGTACTTTTTATATGGTAAACAATCCAAACAATCCTAGTTTAAAACCTGTCCATGACAACTATTGTGATGCTGGCGGAAACAATCCAAGTTGGAACTGCCAAGAAGTTGACTTCTTTGAAGTAAACAACAACGTAGTCTTTCAACACACAATGCATATTGGTGACGGTAGTTCATCTGCTCCACAAAACTTTCAGTTAAGTTATTCAACAACAGACAATCAATGTTTTGAAAACTTGACTCCTTCTGAAGGTCTAGTATCATGGAACGGTATTGACATCAAACAACCTGTAGACTTTGTAGTTGACTTAGATGATTCAGGCATGACTATAACTGTTAAGCAAGGATCAATATCAACTGTTGTATACACAATGGGTCAAGGCTTTCCAGGAACAGATATCTTCACAGATGATCAAATCAAACGTTGGGCAGAAGGTAGAGCCCAAGGCTATTGGTTAAACTTAAGTCGTTGGCAAGATGCTAAAGATCCTTGGTCTCCTGGTTCAAAACAAAACTTATATGATTGGAGTTGTCCATGGGGTAACGTTTGTAAAGCAACAGAAGCAGACTACTTCAAAGTATACGATGTTGAAGTAGACGCAGACAGCACATTATAATTAGAGGAAATATCATGGATAAGATTTTAGGGATTTTTAGTTTCATTAAAGGTTGGATCAGTGCAAGATTAAAAGAAAGAACATCTTGGGATGGAGCCGCCCTCATTGCAGCCGGAGTTTGTTTTCTAATGTTTAAGGGTATTGCAACTCTAGTTGCTTATGCCGCTATCGCATATGGAGCATGGACACTATGGAAAGAAGAATACAAAAACTAGTCGGTCTATTCGCAATATGCTTTTTAGTTAGTTGCGCCACTGTTGAAGACACAGGACCTACAGAGATGACTGGGGAACCAGTCAACATTGCTCTGAAAGGTCAAAAAGAAATGTGTGAACGTGAACCTGAATCAATACTTTGCAAAGAGGAAGAAGTAGATGAGTAAGGATATCGCTAAAAAAGTACACGCATTAGTCGAAAGCAAATTCACATATATACACGATGACAAACAATACATGCAGGCCGAACACTGGACTAGTCATGCTGATAAAGTATTAGCCGGAGAAGACTTCAGTGATGATTGCGATGGGTTTGCTAACACTTGTGCAGAACTATTAATCAAAGAAGGCATCGACAGAAAAGATGTGTCTGTGATATACTGTGTGACGGAAGAAGGTGAAGATCATTTAGTATGCGGTGTCGCTGTTGACGGCAAAACTTACATATTAGAAAACAGATACGATAATCCGTATGACTGGAAAGACAAGCCTAGATATGATTTTAAATACTTTATGAAGTTTGATGATCCAGGACAATGGTTTAAAGTAACTAACTAAATAATTGAGAATAAGAAATGGAAATAAAAATAGTTGACAGCACACCTCGTGATGTTCGGTTATTTGAAGGCGTTGATTATCCTGCAAAATTAAATCCCACAGACATAGTAGAAATTTTCCAAACTCCCTTAACTGGTACATATAATTGGGACTACACAGTCCAAGACAATCGCATTAGAAAACTTTATGAATTAGGCAAACAGTTAAACTGGAATGCTGAAGTTGATGTTGATTGGACACCAGAGTTCAAAGGCATTGGTGAAGATGCATTTAATTTTGAAGACAACCAATGGAATGAACATCCTGAATACAAAACTTGGGATAAAGCAAAACGATTAGATTTTTTAACAGACTTAAATGCTTGGGCTATTAGTCAGTTTCTACACGGAGAACAAGGTGCTTTATTAGTGGCAAGTCAACTCACAAGTTGTGCGCCTACATTTAATGCTAAACTGTATGCGGCTAGTCAAACATTTGATGAAGCAAGACATGTAGAAGCATTCAACAAATATCTACAAACCAGACTTAAAAAGAGTTGGCCTATAGGCACAGCATTAAAAGGCTTACTGGATAAAATACTCACAGACCCTAGATGGGATTTAAAGTTTATTGGTATGCAAGTTGTTATAGAAGGACTGGCACTTGCGGCCTTTCAGGCAAGTAGAGAAGCAAGTAGTGATCCTGTATACCGTCAAATGGTTGAATACATTATCAGAGACGAAGCAAGACATGTAACATTTGGTATAAATTACTTAACAGAATATGTACAAACATTAAGTGAAGAAGATCAATTGGACAGAGCAAAATTTGCCTTAGAGGCATGTACTGTAAGCAGAAATAGATTAAGAGCATATGATGTTTGGGAAAAATATGGTATGGATTTAGAGTTTACAGACGAATATCAAAAAACAAATATATTTCAAACACAATTCCAAGATGTATTATTCAGTAGAATAATGCCTAACCTCAAAAAGATAGGACTCCTCAGAGAAGAACTCATACCAGAATATGAGAAACTGGGTGTGATGAGTTACGCCGATGGTGACTCAGATTACGAAACCAGTTGGGAAGAACTATCAAAACCACTAAAAACATAATATGGCAAAAGATAGTAAAAAGAAACAAAGTAAAGTTTACATGATACCAGAAGGTGAGACGAGAGATCATCACACCTATCATTATACAGTAGTTAAAACAAAAACACTTACTATAGAAAATAGAAAGTTAAAATTTAAAAAGTATAACCCAGTCAAAAGAAAGCATGAGTGGTTTATCGAGGCAAAGTTGCCACCACATTCCAAATAATTACTTACTCAACGTCATTCAAAGGATTTTCTAAGATCGTTTGAATTCTTTCTTCTAATTCTTTTCTCTCTGATGTCTGAGTCCATTTTGTTAATGACATTCTTGTCATTGATTGATTCTGTCATTATTACTTGTCTTCTGGATGTGGATGTCCTTTCGTATGTTGATCAAACTCTTCCTGAATTTTAGCTATTTCCTTTTGGATGTATGCAATGTTTAAATCTTGGACAGCATCATCGGGTAAAGCACCTAACTCTCCCCTAGGCCATAAGATCCTAAACTCTGAATTAATCTCTACAGAATCTTGCATTCTAACTGTGTCTAATTGTAATTGAGCGATCTGTCCAGTCAGTGTAAAATATACACCTGCTATAGACAATATACCAATCAGTATTCCTGTTAAACTTTTTATATCTATTGTTAGTTGACTCCTGTCGTTCAACGCCATTGGTTTTTCTGTTGCCATTTTTATTTTCCTTTATCGTATTGAATATTAACCATTTTTTGTAACTTCACTAAAAATGTTTTGACTATACATTCCCGCAATAAATAGTAGTGTAAATGCAATCTTTGATCGCTGTATGTGTTGTAAAAACATGATATATGGTCCCCCAGGGATTATTTAATATAGTTCGCACTGGTATTTATGACTTTGGGCCCAAAGATTACTGTCTGTATTCGTTGCGGTCAACGGTTGTATTTGCACTTTTAAGTTTTTATTCTTTTGGGTACATTAGTGATAAATACTTATTGACATAGGACTATATTAGTGTATAATAGAGTCATGTGTTAGAAAATTGTTTTTAACAAAAACTACACAAGTGAGACTTCGGTCTTGCGACAACTAAACTAAAGCTAAAATTAAAGCATATTATAGGAGAAAACATTATGACAAGTCTAGCTGACATCCGTGCCAAACTCGCGGCACAAGATAAACCCCAAGGGAATTCATACCCACAATCTGACGGAGCGATCTATCCTCATTGGAAAATGGACGAAGGTGCATTAGCATCTCTACGTTTCTTACCCGATGCTGATACAGCAAACTCGTTCTTCTGGATTGAACGACAAATCATCAAACTACCATTCAATGGTGTTAAAGGTGATATAAACTCTAAACAAGTGACTGTTCAAGTTCCTTGCGTAGAGATGTTTGGTGAGAATTGTCCTGTACTGGCAGAAGTTCGTCCTTGGTACAAAGACGAATCTCTGAAAGAAATGGCAAACAAATATTGGAAGAAGCGTTCTTACATCTTTCAAGGCTTTGTACGTCAAAACCCTATCGGGGATGATCAAACTCCTGCGAATCCAATTCGTAGATTTGTTATATCACCTCAAATCTTCACTCTTATCAAAGCATCATTAATGGATCCTGAGATGGAAGAGTTGCCAACTGATTACATGCGTGGTCTTGATTTCAATATTAAGAAAACGACTAAAGGTCAGTATGCTGATTACTCGACATCTAACTGGTCTCGTAAAGAATCTGCATTGACTGAAGTAGAACAAGCGTCTATTGAAGCACATGGTCTATTCAATCTAGCAGACTTCTTACCCAAGAAGCCAAGTGAAGCAGAACTGCGTGTTATTAAAGAAATGTTCGAAGCATCTGTTGATGGTCGTCCATACGATAATGACAAGTGGGGAGCATACTATCGTCCATACGGACTTCAAGCACCAGAGGGCACCACTCCAGAAGTAACTACAGTAGCAACTCCAGTAGTTGCAACTGTATCGACACCTCAGGTAGAAGAAGCTCCAGCTGTAGTGGCTCCTGCTAATTCAGGTACAACTAGCGATAAAGCACAGGACATTCTAGCAATGATTCGTGCAAGGCAAAGTAATAGCTAGTGTTAGGTAAAGGGAGAGTGTTTATCACTCTCCCTATTTTGATAGGAGAATTATAATGACCTTACCAACAGAAAGGTATAGAGCCCTCAAACAGGGTACTAAATTATTAGAAGAACTATGTGATCCAGGTAAAACGCCTCGTGTTCCTAGTCTCATTAGAGACAGAGCAAGAAGCATTCTTAGGCACTTCCCTCATGATTTTGATATAGATCAAATCGCAGAGACTTGCCCAGAATTGCTTGACAAACCTTCTAATTCTGATAGACTCGTTAACAAACAATCAAACAGATAGGAGAACATTTTGGCTAAACCATTTGACGTGTCTAAATTTAGAAAAGACATAACAAAGTCCATTGAAGGACTTTCAATCGGATTCAACGATCCGACAGACTGGATCTCAACGGGTTCATATGCTCTCAATTACTTAATCAGTGGAGACTTTCATAAAGGAGTCCCACTAGGAAAAGTAACTGTGTTCGCAGGTGAATCAGGCGCAGGTAAATCATACTTCGCCGCAGGCAACATTGTGAAGTCAGCACAAGAGCAAGGTATCTTTGTAGTCTTAATCGATACAGAGAACGCACTTGACGAATCTTGGCTACATGCACTTGGTGTAGATACGACAGAAGAAAAACTTCTGAAGTTGAGCATGAGTATGATTGACGATGTAGCAAAAACTATATCAACCTTTATGAAAGATTACAAACTTCTGCCAGACGGTGAACGTCCTAAAGTTCTTTTTGTAATTGATTCATTAGGTATGATGTTAACACCGACTGATGTTGACCAGTTCGACAAAGGTGATATGAAAGGTGATATGGGTCGTAAACCCAAAGCACTAACATCTTTAGTGAGAAACTCAGTTAACATGTTCGGTAGTTATAACGTTGGACTTGTCGCAACTAATCACACTTATGCATCACAAGATATGTTTGACCCAGATGATAAAATCTCTGGTGGTCAAGGCTTTATCTACGCATCAAGTATTGTTGTTGCTATGAAGAAAATGAAACTTAAAGAAGATGCAGACGGCAACAAAATTTCTGATGTCAGAGGTATTCGTGCAGGCTGTAAAGTGATGAAGACTCGTTACGCAAAACCTTTCGAGGGTGTGCAAGTGAAGATTCCTTACGAGACAGGTATGAATCCTTATTCTGGTCTAGTAGACTTGTTTGAAAAAGCAAGCATACTCACTAAACAAGGCAATCGTTTAAGGTATATCGCACAAGACGGTACTGAGATTCTTCAATTTAGAAAACCTTGGGAGGCAAATGCTAACGGTTGTTTGGACATAGTAATGGCTGAATATGCTGAAGTTAAAGTAGCACTCGACAAACGAAATAACGAGGAAGCATTAACTCTACAAGAAGAGGAAGAGGTAGAATGAATTTAAACGACTTAGCAAGTGTTTGGAAAATAATTAAACCTAGCATTGAAGATGGTGACCCAAGGGAAGCCGCTGATCTATTAGTTAATCATTTAATTGATGATGGCATGACTGCACCTGAAATCAAAAAGGCGTTCGGCAAAGATGAGGAAATCATCGAAGCATTGTCGTATTTTTCTGATGAAGATGTAGATGCTATAGACGAAGACGATGAAGATGAAGACGACCATGACGATGATTGGGATTAATGTATGTCTGTAATGAAACCAATGGCAAGTGACTATACTGATTTAAAAAAGTATGTAAAAGCCATGCAGGCATATTATGAATCCAGAGGTAAGTCACCTTATAAAGTGGCACTTCATGTTTACAAGGAAGCAGGTATCTATTCTATACAGGACTTGTTAGATCACAGGACAAATAATCCATGGAGTAGAGTAGACCTATGAATTGGTACACTCGCATAAGTTATGACTTAGCAGTCATTCCAGACTTTATTGCTCATTATGAAAATGAATTAATATCGTCAAAGGTAGATGTACGAGTTAGTGGTTTAGTAGAGAGACAGATAGCGGCACTCCCGGGTATAACTGAGCATCGTTTCAATCAACTACAAGAGGTTGAAGCGGTGCTTAATTTACTGAACATCAAACTACGCAAGATCCGTAGAGGTTACTTTCAGAAGTACTTAGAGAAATATGCGAGAGCATTGACCTCACGTGATGCTGAAAAGTATGTAGATGGTGAAGATGAAGTCATAGACTTCGAGTATCTAATCAATGAAGTAGCCTTACTTAGAAATAAGTATCTAGGCATTATGAAGGGATTAGATGCGAAACAGTGGCAAATGGGACACATAGTTCGTCTCAGGACTGCTGGAATGGAAGATATTTCTGTAGATTAGTTCTAAGTTATTGATTTATAACGATGAAAAAGTGCATTTATTTGCACTTTTTTTGCCCAAATGCTTGACATTACCCCAAAATGGCTGTATAATGCATAGTATAAACTGACACTTTAGGAGTTAAACATGACTACATTAACTATCACAGCACAAGACATCAACACTTATACTGTAGAAGACCTTCAGACTATCCGAAGTGCGGCACTACAGGCGGCAGCCGATGCAGGTCAAGCCCATATGGACGCACACGGTGAGCATGCCTACTGTGGCTTTGCTTGGGTCAACATCTACGGTATCAAAGGTAACACCAAGTTGGGTAAGCGTATGAAGTTAGCAGGCTTTGAGAAAGACTACACTGGAGCCTACAGCATATGGAACCCAAGTGGCTTAGGCACACAGTGTATGAGCACCAAGACAGCAGGCGCTCATGCGTGTGCGAGTGTGTTCAACGCGGCAGGGTTCACAGCGTATGCAGGTAACAGGCCTGACTAAAATAATTCAAATTCTTTTACCCAAAGGCTTGACAATAGCACTGAAAGGTGCTATAATACTATCTTACACACTGACACTGAGGTAAATAATATGTCTACAATTAATGTAAAATACGGAACTTACAGGAACAATCCTGTAGTTGATCAACAATTCACTCTCGTTAAAGGCTTCACAGAAGGCAAACGTGGTGGATTTATAACTGTTAAGAACGAAGGACAATTCCCTCATTTTAACATTGCGAAAGTAAAAATTCAATTGAATAACATCAACGATGTTTCATGGGGAGGTGCACCAATTATGGGTGATTCTACAATCGCTTATCAGCCTGCTGTGGTCGAATCTGACGAAGATGCAATGAACCGAATCAAAATTCGATTTGATATTCTGGACGATATGGCAAGGGCCACTATCGGTGGAGACATTAGAGCGATGATCGTTTCAGGTCCTCCAGGAGTAGGTAAGTCATTTGGAGTCGAACAGCAAATGGAGAAGGCTTCATTGTTCGATCAACTATCAGGCAATCAAACTCGTTACGAGGTTGTTAAAGGTGCTATGACTGCATTAGGACTTTATGCAGTTCTTTACAAGTACTCTGATGCCAAGAACGTCTTGGTGTTTGATGACTGTGACTCTGTATTCGCTGATGATCTTGCTCTTAACATTCTTAAGGCGGCACTTGATTCAGGTAAGTCTAGGAAAATTTGCTGGAACTCAGACTCAAATCTGTTAAACAGAGAAGGCATTCCAAACTCATTCGTGTTTAAAGGTAGTGCAATCTTTATTACTAACTTGAAGTTTGAGAACATCAAGTCTAAGAAGTTACAAGATCACTTAGAGGCTTTACAGTCTAGGTGTCACTTCTTGGATCTTACTATCGATAATGACCGTGACAAGATGTTAAGAATCAAGCAAGTTGATAGAGACTGTGATGGCGGTTTGTTCAATGACTACAAGTTCAAAAACGGTGAAGGCAAGATGATCTTTGACTTCATGGAAGAGAACGCATCTAAGTTAAGAGAAGTCTCAATGAGAATGGCTCTTAAGATTGCTGACTTGTTTAAGATCCAGAAGAATGACAACTGGAAGATGTTAGCAGAATCAACGTGTATGCGTAGAGTTTAACTCTGTGTCAGGAGTGGGGGCGGTCTTCGGATCGCCTTTTTTATTCCCAATTTAATTGTTTTTATGAGGGGAGGAGAGTATAATAAAGTATGGAATTTCAACGTAAAGAACATCTCATTTATTACATGCTATCTAATAATAATGTTAGGTTAAGTCATTATGATTATTCCTTTTTAACGAGTATGCAATTTTTGGTACACGAGAAAAAAGATATCACTGAAGGTCAAGCCAATTTGTTTACTCGGTTGATTACAAAATATCAACATCAGTTATTCCTTAAGGGTCTTGTACAAAAATCACTTCATGCATTACCATGGCAAGCAAATGTCGTACCGAGTCTTCCCGAGTACACGAATGCAAGAGTTAAATATAACAAAGAAGAAAATCTGTTAACCTTTGAAGTACCATTTAAAAAAGATTTTATTAATAAGTTCAACAGACACAGTTCAGACATCTGGCAATGGAACAAAGATAAAAGACGCTATGAAGCACCTCCATCTACTGTTGCATTAAAGATGATATATACAACCTTGCCTAACTATTTTGAAACTGTGTATTACGGTGAGGTCAAAGAACTCATTGATGAATTAGAAAAAATAAGTAACACCACTACTCTTTGGAATCCAACCTTGGTAGAAACGAACGGCAATTATTTTATCGCCGCAAGTAATACTATATTAGATGATCTGCTTAAAGACGTTCCTCTAAACGCAGAACCAAAAACACTTTGCAAGTTATCAGAAGTTGGTATTGCTATTGATGAAACGATTATAGCAAACAATGATAAATTAAAATTCTGTTCGGAGTACACGACACAAATAGACATCGATCAAATACCTGAGGCTGCAAAATGGATTGCAGAATTGGGATGCGAGAAAGTTGTACTAGCTAGAGGTTGGGCCCTTGACCACCTTGGTGTTCAGAACAAACCACACACATTAGAAATCATACAGCAGTTAAAAAATAATAACATTAACTTTGTTAGCAAAGCGTCAGTTGTAGTAGGCAATGATTTAGAGCAAGATTTAATGAAGGATGTAATGATATTGCAATACAGTACGTTACAAGACACGATGTCAAGTTCTAATCGTGGAGCAAGAAAGCATATACAAATAATAAACAGGAGAGCAATATCAGTAACATGAAAAATAGAATAGCAATAGCAATGATGTTAACAGCATCAATAGCAACATATACAAACGCCCAAGAGATCGAGGAGATCGTAGTCATGGGAACGACTATGTATGAAACAGAATCTAATCCAAGCACAGATGTCTTGTTGTTAGAATCACTCATACCAGAAGCAACACAAGCAGGTGGCTATGGTGGTTTTTCTGGTTATACAGAAAGAGGAACGCAAACAATACACACGAGTGTTTTTAGAAATGGAGTCCCAGCAAATGATGCTGGCTCAGGTTGGTATGACTTTGGACATGACTACGCAACCGGCAACGAAACAATTAAAGTTGTTAACGGAGTCAACAGTGTTCTTTATGGTTCAGGTAGTTTAGGCGGGACAGTTTTTATTAACGATGATCTTATGAAAGATAGTTCTACTATCAGAGTAGGTGAACAACATAACTTTATGTCTCATACATCAAACGGATTTAATATCTCATACTTTGATGTAAGCAATGACAGTGTTAAAACTAACAACGATGAAAGAGATGACTACTCTAACTTAACTGTAAGAAATCAATTCACTGTAGGAGAGTTCACTACCAATCTTTCAGCCACTTCATACGACTATGACTATGATGGTTGTTACACTGCGAGTTTCTCATCATCAAATGATTGTTCTCAGTTAGGTTCAAAAGGAACCTTATCAATAAGGAATGATAACTACACCTTTGGTTACTCTTTTAATAATGCCAAGTACAAGACTGAAAATGTACAAACATATTCATCAGATGCCGAGAGAGCATATGTAGATACAAGACACTCAGTTGGCAATCATATCTTTGGAGCAACGGTTGAGTATGAAGAATACGCAGACAACTCACAAGACAATATATCTGCTTATGCTTTGTTTAACTTCACTAACACTAACATAGGTGTTCGTGTAACAGAAGACACACTTGTAGGTAGATTAGGATTTGCGACAGACAACTTTTATTTCAGTGCTGGTACGTCTTATCGTAATCCAACTCTATACGAAATAAATGGTGATGCGTGGACACTAGCAAACTTTGATTTAGATCCTGAGGAAGCACTAGGGTATGAATTAGGTTATGGTAATCTAACATACTTTAACTATCATTTCTCAGAAGGGATTGATTACAGTTATGCTTCATCGCAGTTTGTTAACACAGGCGAGTATGATACACAAGGGATAAGATATAACAACTCAATGTCCTTTGATTACTTAGATACATTCATAGGCTATGAGTTAGGCTACACTGATTCAGATCAACCAAGAGTTGCCAAGTATAAAGCAATCATTACAAGTGTACATCAAGTAGACAACTATAAACTATCATTCACATACACAGGACTGTTCGACAGAGAGCCTGGACCGTATGATGGGACAGCAATGTTAGATGATGTAAGTTCAATTGACTATAAGATCGAAGGATCTATTGCTCCAAACTACTTGCTATCGGCTACGATTAGAGATATACTTGACAGACGATATGAATACATTCCAGGATACAATTCTGGTGGCGTTGAATTCTTTATCACATTACAATATAGGCCTTAAACGAATGCCCGGAACTGCAATACTTAAAATCAAAGACGAGGTCAATCTAAAGATTGAAGGACTCGAACTGGATGCTCGTAGAGCATTGATGAAGAAATTCGAGTACGAAGTTCCAGGAGCCCGTTATATGCCTAGTGTAAGGTTGGGTAGATGGAATGGAAAGGTGACTTACTGTTCGTTAGCAGGCTCAACGTTTATTAATCTCTTACCACAAATTATTCCTATCTTAGAAGAACTCAATTATGATATCGAGTTGGAAGATTTACGGGGTTACACGAACACATTTAACTTTGAAGAAGTTACAGTAGATACGTTTAAAGACGTTCTCTGGCCCAAAGGACACGTCTGTGAGGGGCAGTCTATCGAACTGAGGGACTATCAAGTAGAAGTTATTAATCAGTTCTTAGCAAACCCTCAATCGATTCAAGAGGTCGCTACAGGGGCAGGAAAGACGATTATGACTGCCGCCCTGAGTAAGAGTATCGAAGCATATGGACGAAGCATTGTCATCGTTCCTAACAAGAGTCTAGTTACACAAACAGAAGAAGATTATATAAATTTAGGTTTGGATGTCGGTGTCTATTTTGGTGATCGAAAAGAATACTTTAAGCAACACACTATCTGTACATGGCAATCACTCAACATTCTATTAAAGAACTCTAAGAAAGGTGATGTAGATTGCACCATCGATGAGTTCATTGAAGGTGTTGTATGTGTCATGGTTGACGAAGTACACATGGCTAAAGCAGATGCGTTGAAGCAACTGTTAACAGGTGTCATGGCACACATTCCCATTCGCTGGGGATTGACTGGGACAGTTCCGAAAGCAGAATACGAAAGACTTGCCTTAGAAGTTAGTTTAGGTCCAGTCATTAATAAATTGTCTGCTAAAGAATTACAAGACCAAGGTGTCTTGGCAAAATGTCACGTGAACATTGTGCAATTACAAGACGATAAAGAATTCAGTGACTATCAAGCCGAACTAAAACACTTGCTATCAGATTCTAACCGTTTAGATAAAATAGCAGAGTTGATAGATAAGATTAAAGAGACAGGCAATACACTAGTGTTAGTTGATCGAGTGAATGCAGGTAATGCCCTTGTTGAAAGATTAGACGATGCAGTATTTGTATCAGGGGGAATGAAAGTTGTCGATAGAAAAGAAGAATATGATGATGTTGCCACTAGCACTAATAAAATTATTGTTGCTACTTACGGCGTGGCTAGTACTGGTATTAATATTCCTAGGATATTTAATCTTGTACTCCTTGAACCAGGTAAGAGTTTTGTTCGTGTCATACAGTCTATCGGGCGTGGCATTCGTAAAGCGGACGATAAAGACTTTGTTCAAATCTGGGACATAACAAGTTCGTGCAGATTTGCTAAACGACATTTAACTTCTCGTAAAGCATTTTACAAAGAAGCAAACTATCCGTTTGCTATAGAAAAATTAAAATATTGAAGTTACCATTTAAATTGAACATTACACACAGAGGAGTTATAATACACACATGAAAATATTAACACTAGAGAACGAGGCCAGGCCTACGACTTAGAAACATTACCAGACGAGGTAGATGATTTACGATTCGCCATCTTAGATAACTCGAACCCATTAAATGTAGATTATCATTACATACCACTCATCTTTTTAGAATCATTCAATGCCCCAGCAGTCGTATTAGAAATCGGAAACAAAACGATTAAAATGCCTGTTGATTGGCAAGTGTTAATTGGACATGAAGAACATGGAGACTTAGAAACTATTCCGTTGTCAAGTTTGAATGATAGAGGCTTTGCAGTGTTCACATTTAATCCATTAACATCATTTTCCCCTAGTTTCTTAGACATTGAAATTGTTGATATCTATTCTGATGTGACATGGTATGCGCCTAGACTACGTAACGGACAATTTTTATGTGTCCCTATCGACGATGGTCCTAAGCCGAGATGTGTTTACTTTGTTAAGGAGATCAGTCGTAATTGTGAGATTGTAGATTATGCACAAGCGTTTTGATCATTGGAAGAATGTATGTAAATTACATTGGAAAGAAATAGTCACACTATCTATTGCATTGCATTGGATAGTTGATTTGTTTATAATAGGTCCTATCGCAATTGCTTTAGGATGGTTTGCAAGAGGTTACTTTGGCTAGAACAGCAGTTCCAAAAGATGAGAAGTTTGAGAAACAAGACTTTGATTTATTCGAAGCAATCACCGCTATTGACAAGAAAGATTATGGTTACTATGACAGACTAACTCCAGAACAGCAAAGGAAGTTTGTTCCTTTTATGATGTTACATTGGATTAGTGTTGTTAAAGGCAAACGTGAACTGTCTCAATACTATCTACAGAGTGTAGACTTTCATGCTAACACGTATTTGTTTAATGAGAACGTAATTAAACATCCTAAACTACAATGGTTAATGTTGTGTGCGGCATCACCTGGAATGGGCAAACAATTTCATGCATGGATACCACACATCAAGGCAGGCGTATCTAAGTTAAAAGATAAAGCAACACCAAAAGATATTAAAGAATACTACAAGAAAATATACCCTGGTCTGTCAACGGGCGATTTGACAGAACTAGCAACTGCATTTTGTGATCAACATAAACGTAAAATGTATCTTGCTACAAAATATCCTAATTTAAAATTTGATGAGGTAGAATTGCTAAGTGACATTATTACAGATTCAGAGATCGAACAATATGAAAAAGAACTCGGAAACTAAAACCGATTTTGGATGTGAGTTTTGTAATAGAAGTTTTCTAAAAGAAACTACTATGGTAAAACACCTCTGTGAAAACAAACGCAGATGGGGAGACAAAGATTTAAAAGGTAATCGTATCGGGTTTCAGGCCTGGTTGAACTTCTATGCAAAAAATACCGCAACAAAGAAAACAAAAACGTATTTGGACTTTGTTAAAAGTTCTTACTATCTTGCCTTTGTTAAGTTCGGTCATTATTGTGTAAACGTTAATGCTATTAATGTTAATCGATATGCTGATTGGTTGTTAAGAAATCAAATTAAAATCGATAAATGGACAAGCGATACAAACTATACTAAATTTGTCATTGAGTATCTACGAGAAGAAGACCCGCTAGATGCAATTGCTCGTAGTATTGAAACTACAATTAAAATTTCCAATGATGAACAGATGCCAAGCAAGGATTGTTTACGTTATGGTCCAGTCAATAGGATATGTTACGAGATATCTAAAGGAAAAATCTCTCCGTGGATGCTATATCAATCTTCTTCTGGATTGCAATTCCTAACATCAATGGATGAGACACAACAACAAATGGTTTTAGATTATATCGATCCCGAACGCTGGGCGATTAAATTTAAAAGAGATGTCAGCAGTATCTCTGAAGTAAAAGAGTTGCTTAAACAAGCCGGCTTCTAATGTCAAAAAGTAAACTTATCACCAAGAAACTTGATAGTAGATTTACTGGAAATCAATATTTCAAGTATCAAGTTACACTATTAAATTTGCCAGAGGGTGATAGATTTAGTCCAACACGAGGCTTCTACGAAGACTTACTCAAAATCATAGACTACAATAAAATCAGAGACTGGTGCTGGGATACTTGGGGAGCCAGTTGTGATCTAAAAGACTATGATAGAATTGCAGAACTCAAGCAGTACCCGTCAATAAATACATACAGTGATAGGATTGAAATATTGGATGATTATGGACTTAATGCAAAATGGTGTTTTTCTAATGAAGACATACCAGCGCCAGGTAACCAAAGAGATCGCAGAATTTATTTGCGTGGCAATGAAGAATTAGCATGGTTAGAACTCCGATGGAAGTAAAGGAACCGATCTATTGTGCGTTAGCATTTGGCTCTGCTTCAATTGACGGTAGAGGTTACAAACCTTGTTGCAACATTAGGCCTAATTCATGGAAACGAAACGCAGATGATTTCAATCATCCTAACCTTATTGAAATAAGAGAACAACTTATTGAAGGTGATTGGCATAAGGCTTGTTACAATTGTAAAGAGACAGAAGAAGCATCAAACACATCTATGCGTACTATATGGAATAAATCATTAAAAGATTATGATATTCCTATGACTTCTATTGTTGATCCCAATAACGTTTATTACCTGGACTTAACATTTAGTAACAAGTGTAATTCAAAATGTATTACATGTTCTCCTGATCTATCTAATCAATGGGGAGACGAATACAAAGCAATCTGGAAAACTGACCATCAGCCTATAGGACACAAAAACCCAATTGATCATCTAAGCATTTACATAGATGAAGATGATGCAATTGATATTTACAACACTTATCCAAATGTAGAACGCATTGCATTCGTCGGTGGTGAACCTACGATTATGGAAGAACACACGTTGTTCTGTCAGCAACTAATTGACGGAGATAGAGCAAAGAATATAACGTTAGCATATGTTAGTAATCTAACAGGCATTACTGATAACCTAATAGAAATGTGGACACACTTTAAAGGAATACATTTAAGTTTATCAATTGATGGCTATGGCAAAGTAAATGATTATATACGTTATCCATTTAAATGGGCTAAAATAGAAAAAAACACACGATTGTTGTTTGACTTACAGAAAAAAGAACCTCACAAGTATAGTTTGAATTTAAGTCATACTGTTAGTGTGTTTAACATTATACAATCTCCTAAATTATTGAATTGGTGGGAGGATCTGCGTATTGAATATGGTTTTGCAAAGAACATGGGACCATCAGTATTTTTAAATCAAGTAACAGAACCAGTCCATGCAAAACCAAACATTATCTCACTTGAATACAGAGCAAGAGCAATACAAGAAGTAGAAAACTTAAGACTTAAGGTATCTGATCATAGCTTGTGGTTATCACAAATTGACATCTTACATTCATGGCTTGTTGAACCTCAACATGCTTCTGTACTGGACGCCAAACGATTGTATCAATTAATAACAGGGTCAGATGAATATAGAAATAGAAAATTAAAAGATTACATTCCAGAATTAGCAGAGGAATTAGATACTAAGTTTTTTAATAGTATACAGAGTGAACTACAACATGAAGGCAAAGGATATGATCTAGCATATGATATTATACCTACTCCGTTACTAGATGCAGTTGCAGATAAACTCGATTCATGTTATCCTGTAAGAGCATCTACACACAAGAAACAATATGCAGAAGCAGAAGACACAAAGAAACTTCATGGCATTGCAGTCTGGTGGTCACAACTAACAGACGAATGGGAAGAGGTACAAAAAATAAATGATATTGTCTTTCCGAAAATACAAACACATATGCCAAATGCAGAATTTTATGCAAGTGATATCGTTACAATAAATGGACCAAGCAGATGGGTAGGCCCTCATGTTGATACGCCGCATCGTTTCGAAAGATACAATAAAATGGCGACAGATTTAAACTTTGAACTCTTGGGCATACAAGTCATTATTCCTTTAGAAACAATAGATGCAGATTCTGGTGCGACTGGGTTACTACCTTATAGTCATCGACAAGATTGGAACATACAAGATTGCTACGACGGCCACTTTGATGATATGTTTAAAGAAGAAGCAGTACAACACGACATGCCTAAAGGGTCAATGTTGTTTTACAATACTCGTTTACTGCATTCAACGATGCCAATGCATTTACCCAAAAAGCGTTCCATACTATTGCTTAATTACCTGAGACGTGATATAATAAAGACTGTAAAAAAGATAGATAACGTGTGGAGTAGTAATGGCAAATGATATAATGATAGATATGGAGACGTTGAGTACTCAACCAAACTGTGTCATATTAACGATCGGTGCAGTACGATTTGATCCTAAAGGGAATGGTGTCGTAGAACGCCTAGAACTTAGACCTACAATTGAAGAACAAACAGAAGAATTCGACAGACATATAGATCCAGAGACACTGGATTGGTGGGGAAAACAATCAGAGGATGCAATCAATGAAGCAATGGGTGACAGTGGTCGGATATCGTTTAGAGATGCTATGGATCAACTGTATAAGTTTTGTTGGAACCGCAGAGCAATTTGGGCTAATGGCTCTATTTTTGATGTTGTTATTGCTGAAAATGCCTTTAAACAACTAGGCATCGCTAATCCATGGGCCTTCTGGTCAGTTAGAGATTGCAGAACAATATATGATCTTTGTAACGTCTCACTCAAAGACGGTGCCCACACAACGTCTCACAAGGCTGTAGAAGACGCTGAACACCAGGCAATAGTTGTGCAAAGAGCATATAAAAAACTAATAACAGCAGGGATTCAAGTTTAGTGATAATAGATTCAGACATTGATATTGACTTTGGTGACAGAGACAAGATTCTCTCTTTGATCGAGCATATCCCAGCCGCTATGCGTAACGTTGATCCAATTAGAAAACATCCTACTGGAGTTTATATCACAGACGCTCCTTATGATCCTGTCAATAATATGTGTTCGTTAGATTACAAAGAAGCAGGTAAAAGAGGGTACTTTAAACTTGATTTGCTTAACGTGAATGTCTACAGTGGTGTCAAAGATGAACTACATCTTGTCAAGTTAATGTCAGAGCCAAATTGGAACCGATTGAAAGACAAAGCCTTTGTAGAAAAATTAATTCATTTAGGCAAACAGTATGCTACACTACAACAGATGCCTGAAGATGTTGATTCTATACCTAGGCTTGCAATGTTTTTAGCAGTTATGCGTCCAGCAAAGAAACATTTAATTGGCAAGACATTTAAGGAAATAAGTACTACAGTGTGGAATAACGAGAATGAAGGATATTCATTTAAAAAGTCACATGCTATAGCATACGCACAATTAGTTGTGGTACACATGAATTTAATAGAAGAAGCGGAGAAAGCAAATGAGCGAACATAATGAAATCGTAGAACGACAAAGATTACTATTAGAAGCGGAAGCATGGGCAAAAGTGGTTACAACAATACACGCACATTCGTTATCATCTATGTGGTACGATGATAGAAAAAATGATGGCTCAGTATTAGATACTGAATACAACAGCGGCCTTATTAAGAGAGTAATTAGAGAGACAGGCGAAACTGTTTACTTTGGTAAAAAACTTAAAGGCGAGGCTCTCCTGGACCAATACACTAGAGTAGGAAGATAGAACTATAACATGTCCGAATTAGATTTAAATGATACGTTAGAAGAACAACTTAGGCACATGCTTGTTGATAAAAATAATGAGTGTAATGGTCTCAAAGCACAGATAAAAATATTAGAAAACTCTGTTGCTGAAGAAGCCCAAGCCAAATACAAAGCGTATGAAAGAATTGCTGATCTTACAAACACAATAACTAACCTTAAAAAACACCAGGAAAGCAACAGATGACGGATATAGAAACAGAGATCACTAAATTAGAACTTGTATTAATTCCTGAAACAGATCCTAGACTTAAAGAACCTTGTACACCTTGGGACTTTACTAAAGATGGTGATCCAACTGAGTTAGTCGCGGCAATGGCAAAGATTATGCTCAATCCCGCTACGCAAGGCATTGGTCTGGCCGCCCCACAATGTGGAGTAATGAAAAATATTTTCATCATGGGAACAGATGAACATTTAGTTGCGTGTATTAATCCAGCCGTAGATGAACTCATAGGTGACAAAGAAATTTACTTAGAAGGGTGTTTAAGTTTTCCTAACTTGTGGTTACATGTTAAACGTAACCCAGAAGCATTAGTATCGTATCAAACAACTACTGGGGAGTCGGTGACTAAACAGAAACTAACAGGGCTTAAAGCACGTGTGTTCTTGCATGAGTTTGATCATCTACTAGGAGTGACGTTTGTCGAACGTGTGAGTGAATTGGGATTGAGTCTTGGTAAAAAACGTAGGTCGAAAACAATAAGATTAAAACAGAAACTTGCTAAGAGAGTCGCTTCACAAGCGTTATCGTCTTCCTCTTAACTCTTTTCTTTTGAAAGTCAGTCATACTGACAACAGGTCCGTGTACAAAAACAAGACTCTTGTTATTGAAGGTACGTAGAAAAGGTTTGAAAAGTATCCACTCTTGCTTTAGAAACAAATGAATAGGGATTTGACGATTACTTTCCCACCACCACACATCACCTAATTCTAAGAACTTCTCTTTTAACTCGGTCTCAACTATAGCGCCGTAATCGTAAATCGTAGTGACAAGGTCATCTTTGTTTTGTACAATTCCTACAAAGTCTTGTCCAGCATATTGCAATACCGTTATGAATGGATGCGTCTCTGAGAGTTTGATAAAGAAATCTTTAGGTGTTTGTGTTTTCACACATGTATTTACTCGTTTGAAAAAAGGATATATATTTCCTAGATAAAAACCTTAGTGATAAATATATCTACAGGAGAGAAGAATTTGTGTCGTACACTACATCAGTTTATACTTATACAGTCAGACAAATCGTTGTTGTCTTGTCAGGCACAAGTCCGAGAAAATATATGCCAGTCTATTCAAAGCAACTAACGTTAAACAAAGGCGTTGACAATCAATTACAGTTTCAGTTTCTGAATCAGGAACAGAAGCCTGTCGATCTGTCAGCCATTGCTACAGCAAATCAACAAATTTCATTTAGAGCAATCAACTCAGATGGAACTGAAATCCTTTTCAGAAAGGCTTTAACACCTGTCCTTGATATCAACGGTATCTTTGTTCTTAATACATCGGCCGCCGAAATCGAAAACATTGCATCACAACAAGCATATTACTCATTAGAATGGCCAAGTGGAAATCTAAACTTACCTGTATTTGTTGATTCAAAAGCAGGAGCACGTGGCGATCTTAATATAGTAGATTCAGTTCTACCTTCATTTGTTCCTTCAGAAACTGTTACAATACCAGACAGTCAAGCACTTCCGAGTGCTAACGCAAATGCAAACTCAAACTCTGTTACATACTATTCAAGTGTTATCGGCACACAAGATAATCCTGTATTGACAACATCAATTGACTATGCAAACTATGTCGGTAACCTAACACTTCAAGGCTCAACTTTAGTTGATGCTGACTTTTATGATATCAATTCATACCAATACGGCAATGCCGCAAACGGTAATAGTGAATCAGGAACTATTGGTTATACTATCACTGGATATCATCCTTATATACGTCTTAAATTTGATTCCAATGTGGGTAACATAGTTACTATTTTGGCGAGATAAGTTACCCTCTTTACTTGCTTCTTCTCTCGTTTTAGTTTATAATAACGAAATGTTTGATATACTTACGATTGCCCCTGGCAAAAAGAAAACGACACAAAGCGGTTGGACTTCGTTCAATGCTCCGTGCTGTATTCATAATGGTCATAGTTTAGACAAACGTGGACGTGGCGGAATCAAAACAGATGGAGATGATTGGTCATATCATTGTTTTAACTGTAACTTCAAGTGTGGATTCAAACTAGGCAGGAACATCAGTAAGAATTGTCGTAAATTCTTGGGCTGGTGTGGTATGGATGACTCAGACATTAACAAGTGGTCATTGCATTCACTTCAACACAAAGACTTACTTGATTCTATTATAACTAAAAAGAAACAACATGTAGTACCTAAGTTTAAAGAAGTTGAAATGCCTGAGGGCGAATTGATTTATGCAGTAAATCCACAGCACAAAGTCTACATTGATTATCTTGCAACAAGAGGGTTGACACACAATGATTATCCTTTCTTAGTCACGCCAAACGAAGAAGGTCGAAACTCACAACGATTGATCATACCCTATACATACGAAAACAAAGTTGTAGGTAGCACGAGCAGATACTTAGACAACAGAGTGCCTAAGTTTATTAACGATCAACAACCTGGCTATGTATTTGGTATCGATCTACAAAAATCTGATTGGGAAGTGTGTCTAGTTTTTGAGGGTATCTTTGATGCAATCTCAATGAATGGATGTGCATTAACTCATAACACGATTAATGACAATCAAGTTGGGGTGTTGAAAAAATTGGGTAAACGAATCATTGTAGTTCCTGATCAGGATAAGACAGGACTAGAGATATGTGATAGAGCATTAGAACTAGGGTTTGATGTATCATTACCTAACTGGGAAGACGATGTAAAAGATGCAAATGATGCGATGGTAAAATATGGTAGACTGGCGACACTACTAAGTATACTTGAGACTGCAACAAGCAGTAAGATAAAAATAGAAATGATGAGGAATAAAATTGGCAAACGAATATAATACAGATATGCAAGAACTTTTCTTGCGAATGATAGTAACAAATGCAGAGTTGTTTGTTAGGGTTACTAACATATTCAATCCAGAAAATTTTGACAGAAAGCTAAGGCCAGTTGCAGAGTTTATGAGAGAACACACAATGGAGTATGGTATCTTGCCTAACTCTACACAGATCAAGGCAACGACTGGCGAGACTATTGAATCAGTAGACGATATGGACGAAGCACATTCTGAATGGTTTCTTAATGAGTTTGAATCGTTTACAAAAAGACAAGAACTAGAACGAGCAATTATGAAATCAGCAGATTTGCTCGAAACAGGTGATTTTGGCCCTGTTGAAAAACTTATTAAAGATGCAGTACAAATCTCTCTGCAACGTGACATGGGAACAGATTACTTTGAAGACCCAGCGGCTCGTTTGAACAAATACTATAATCAAGGTGGACAAGTTAGTACTGGCTGGGGTCAAATGGATAGACTATTGTATGGTGGCATGTCCAGACAAGAATTGAATATCTTTGCAGGCGGTTCAGGATCAGGTAAATCGTTATTGATGATGAATCTTGCTCTTAACTGGTTGGCACAGGGATTGAGCGGAGTATATATCACGTTAGAATTGTCAGAAGAATTAACATCATTGAGGACTGACGCAATGCAGACAGGTTTGAGTACAAAAGACATTCGTAAAGACATTGACAATACTGCTCTTAAAGTTCGAATGTCTTCTAAGAAAATGGGTCAGTATCGAGTTAAAGGAATGCCCGCTCAAAGTAACGTGAATGATATTCGTTCTTACTTAAAAGAAGTACAGATTCAAACAGGAATCAAAGTTGATTTTGTAATGGTTGATTATTTGGATCTTGTGATGCCAGTATCAATCAAAGTAAACCCGAATGATCAATTTATCAAAGATAAATATGTATCAGAAGAATTGCGTAATTTGGCTAAAGAGTTGAATGTAGTTTTAGTTACTGCATCTCAGTTAAATCGATCTGCTGTTGAAGAAATTGAATTTGATCACAGTCATATTGCAGGTGGTATTTCTAAGATTAATACTGCTGACAACGTATTCGGTATCTTCACAAGCAGAAGCATGAGAGAACGTGGTAAGTATCAACTTCAATGTATGAAGTCTCGTTCATCTACAGGTGTAGGTCAAAAGATTGACTTAGAGTATGATATTAATACAATGCGTATGAGTGATCCTGATGAAGATACAACTGATTTAGCAAGCATCACACAGCCTTCAGCACAAACTATCATGGCTAAATTTAAAACTACATCACAAGTTGGACAAGTAGATAGAGCAGTGCAAGAGCAACTAGAACCGTCCACTAAAGCGGTAAAAGGTGTAGGAATGAATGCAAAGTTAAGGCAGATGGTAAATGATCTTCACCTAAACAATAAAGACTAAATACATACAAGATAGGTAATAATTATGCAAAAGAAAACACGAAGCCTTTTAGAAGAACTCGAAACTATCGGAGCCAATAGAAATATTCCAGAGATGGTAGAGTCTCGTGCATCAAATGTTATTACTAGTGCTATTAATCTCATAGAGTATATCAGCCGACATTATGACAGCGACCAAGCAGAATTACTTGAGAAAAAATTATTAAGTTCTATTAGAGGCCGCGATGTCACTCGTTTCTCTAAGACGATTAAGAAGGTAAAATAAATGAAAATCGATGATGTAAAAGATATTAAAGAAGGTATGGCGGCAAATCTATTTGGTAGAGGCGCGGCAGCCGGAATCAACTCTAAGATCGGCAAACAAAAAGGACAAACGCAAGAACATATTCTTGCACAAGATATTTTCTTAACAGATTTTACAAGTGATGCTCTAGGAGCCATTCAGTCTGCCATTGATGCAGGGTTAATTTATAAAGAAACAAAAACCCGTAAAGCAAAAGTTGTAGATCCAGCGGCCGTTGCAGATCCACAAGCACAACCACAAGCACAACCTGCTCAAGCAAAAGCACCTAGACCACAAGGTGACGGTGGTAAAGCGGCACAAGCCGCTGTTCAAGCAACAAACAATTACATCAAAGGCATCTCTCAGCAAATGTCTAAGATACAAGATCCAAAGCAAAAAATGGAGTTATCAAAAGAACTAGTTAACTACATGAAAGATCGTCAAGGTTATGCTGAATGGGAAAACGGTGTTAAGACAGCAGAAATGGTACTAAAGAAAAACTTAGATCCTAAATTTGCAATGGGTCTGATCGGACAATTAAAACGTCCTCTAAAACAAGCACAACAAACACAATCACAAAACCCTAGTGCGGCTCCTAAAGGAAACGTACAAGAAGCATATGGCATCTACATGTTGAACCAACTTGCAGAAGCATGTGG